CAAGGACAAGGTCAGGCACAAGGACAAGGTCAGGCACAAGAGGGAGAATTTGAAGAGCCACAAGCTCAAGGACAAGCTCAAGCTCAAGGACAAGCTCAAGCTCAAGGACAAGCTCAAGCTCAAGGACAAGCTCAAGGACAAGCTCAAGGACAAGCTCAAGGACAAGCTCAAGGACAAGCTCAAGGACAAGGTCAGGGACAAGAAGAGGAAGAAGGACAAGAAGAGAAAGAAGAGGGCGAAGAAGAACTTCCGGCTTAATAAAAATATTGGAATTTTAAAAACCCATCAGAATGATGGGTTTTTTATTTAATATATAATCTATAAATCTGAAATAATATATAGTAGATGAGATACCTAAAAACGTTCGAAAGCCACAGCAGCAAAGACATTCTTATCGTCGTCGATGTTCAGAAGTCATTCAAGAAGTTCTTCAATGAAATCTATCTCAACGAGCTGAAGAAGTACTGCAATGAGTTTAGCAAGGTTTATCAGATTTGGGACAACCACGTAGACGGCAAGAACGTCGACAAAGACTATCTTTACGATGAAGATCCTGAGATTCCGGTGCACAAAGACCTCTATCATTTTCCCAATCAGGCGGACTTGATCGAGAAGAGATACAACTACGACGTAGACGCCGATTTCTATAAAAACGTTTTAGATCCGGATACATATGAAGAGGTAAAATCCAAAGAAGATTCGGACGAGCTGCAAAAAGGAGACGTATTCCCTACCAAAGAAGGCACTCTTATAGTATATGTCGGCAACAACCATAGATGGTATCACATGCCTAAGAAGCTTCACGAGCTTTTTACCGAAGTCGCTCAGGCACAGGGTGTCAATGAAGGCATTGAAGAAGTCAGAGACGTGATTCTGGTGGGCGGCGCCGATGGCGAATGCCTTACGGATGTCGAGACTGCCGCCAGGTCTATGGGAGTCAGGCTAAGGCTCAATCATAGATATATCTATTCCGCAATCCATTGTCCTATAAAATAGAAAAAGAAAATGAGGCTTATATTGGAATTCGACAAATACAGGATAATAGAAGACGTCATATCTGAGATTTCTAAAATATTCTCTCATGTAAAGATGAAAGGAAACGTGCTTTATGCTTCTTCGATACTTGACAAAGGAGGAAATCCTATAACAAGGATAGATTCAAGGCAGCCTCTTATCGCATTGATGATTCAGTTTGGAGGAGACCATATAGTCATAAAGTCTCTTGTCAATTCTTCAGGAGAGCCGGATTTCTCAAAGAGAGTTATGGACGCGCTATCGAATACGATTGGGCCCGGATATACAATAGTGGTCGACCAAGACGTCAGCCAAGGATTCTGGGACAGGATGATCTCGAAATATCCTCAGTTCAAATGGATCAAAAAATAGACACATAGCCATGCCTGCAAAATCAAAGCAGCAGTTCAGATACATACATGCGATACGCCGAAAATACGGTTCTAAGAAGAATGCACCTAAGAACATGAAGTGGGTTTTCAACAAAGAATGGACAGATGTCGGCTTCAAAGACCTTCCTAAAAAGATAAAGGAGTGCAATATCTATAGCTATTTGGATTTCATCAGCGAAGTCTATGGATCAAGCAACGACTAGATATACGTCTAGATCTCTTATCTGGAAGAAAACTTCCATATATTCCTGATATCTTTCCGGATCTTCGAAGAAAGAAACAGACAGCGTATAGGGCACATTGTTTAGCTCAGGTATATGCTTGCTTATCTGCGTTCTTAGCTCGTCTTCTATGGATTTTTCCGAAAGCCTGGTCTGGTGCAGATAGTATGTCAGGTCTCCTCCGAAGTCAGGATCGAAGAAAAGCTCTCCTTTGTTCGTGAAGAGTATCATTTCCCATTTTTGCACGATAACTCTTATCGCGTCGTCTTCGATGATAGTCTTGTCCCTGAATCTAGGGTGTCCTGGATATCCCAGATAGAAGTCCGCGAAGTTGAAGTTTGCCATATGCTATATATTAACTTTGACATATCCTTTATTTCAATATGTCTCTGAACTTTCCTATTATGGCCATTCCGAGAACTATCGGATCTGTATTGGTCTCTAGCTTGCTCGCGTATTCCGCTATGACGTAGTTGCATTCGAAGAGCCTTTCCACGCTTTTCCCGTTTTCTATAGACCAGTCTATGAAAGGCTTTCCCAATAGCTTTATCATCGAGTCTATCTTTTCTGCGCCGAAGTTCGACATAAGGAAATGATATGTGCTCTCATAGTCGCTCCTTTCATATAGAAAGGCGTATAGGTCGGCCTTTACTTTGCCAGAAACGTTGCTCGCTCCGCCGGTCTCTCCTGTTTCCAGGAAGTCCTGTACTTCGACGAGTATGTTCCTGAAATCAGGAAACTTCTTGTTTATTATGGATGCCAGCACGTCTTTCGATATCTCTCTTTCTTCTTTCGGAAGAATGACGTTCTGTATGCGTCTGTAGAGCTCTACTTTCAGGTGCTTCTCCTCTTCCGCGTCGACGCAGTCGAAGTTCACGGTCTTTATCCTCGACTTCAGGCCGTCTGATATCTTGTTGATGTGGTTCGTCGTTATTATGAACCTCACGCTGCTGTTGTATTTCTCTATAAATGCCTTGAACGCGTCCTGGAACTGCGCGGATACTCTTTCGAATTCGTCGAGGAACACGTATTTTATATCGGAAGAAGATTCGAACATCGGCGTGAACTTGCAGAAGTTCTGTATCTCTTCTCTAAGCACGTCTATCGACGTATCCATCGAGCAGTTCAGCTCTAAAAAAGGCGTCTCTTTGCTGTATTTTCCTATCAGTATCCTGGCCAGGCTAGTCTTTCCGGTTCCGTAGTGGCCGTAGAATATGTAGTGCTGGTTTATGCCGTTCTCGAATTGCCTCTTTATTCTCGGCGGAAGTATTATATCTTCTATTTTCTTTGGTCTCCACTTTTCCCAAAGCAACAATTTGTTTGCTGACATATCTATTAGTTTACACATGATATATGCGCTAGCAGAAAGAAAGTTTATTTAATATATAACGGTATGATTGGAGACAAGTTTAATTTCGAAGACGTCTTTTTCAGGGACCTGACCGTATGCGTTCTGGATACTCTCGAAGGACAGATAAAGTGGACCAACCGATTCACGTCAGGCGACGTGTTCGTGCAGGTTCCCATATACTACTCGCTTACCGGCGACGAGAGGTTCCTGCTGGACTCTTTCTCTGACGACATCGTTTCCGAGAACAGGTTCATAGAGCTCAATACCGATATAATACCGAGAGGGCATCTGACCATGACTGGCTTCAACATCAAGTCTGACGAATTCGCCAATCCTAACGTCTGGCTTAGGATGGTGGTGGAGAACGAGATTGAGATAAGAAAGATTCTTTCTAAGGTAAGGGCGGTTCCGATCACGGTAAATTATGATTTGGAAATAACGCTTTCTAGCGAGATAGATACTTTCAAATGCAGCCAGGCCATATTGGACACGCTCTGGATCTACAAGTTCATGTATTTCGAGCACAACTTCATGAACATAGACGCGATCATGCTCATGCCTGATTCGAACAGCATAGAGATGAGCAGGGAAAAGAACCTTACCAGCGACAACAACATCAAGCTGAAATGCTCCTTCACTGTCGAGACATACTATCCTGCCTTCAGGAGGGACAGGGCAGTCGCCGCAGGATACGAAAGAGACTATGGCTCTGGGATGAAAGACGGAAACGGATTCGTTCTTACCGGCGGAATTTCTGATTATTTCCAAGAGTCGGCAGGCGGGGCCATCTTTGACGGGGGAGCAAGGTCTCCGGGCGCGGCCGGAAATCCGCCTTGGATAAGCGGTCCTTTCAATCCGAAGAACCCTCTTCCAGGATATGGCCAGAAAGGAAAGTTCTACAATACTGGGTCAAACGCCAACGCGTCCGATTTACAGGGGACCTTCGCGGACGACAAATACTCTATCGCGCCGAAAAGGACTAGATGGTTCAACAACATACTTAGGGCAAGAGAGAGGGCTGGGGGAAGCTCCACCGATCCGGTCGTTGCGCAGCAGAACCTAAATCCAAGGCCACCAGGTCAGTGAAAATAGAAAAAAACGGCTTTTTGTAGTTAATATATACTCTATAACATAAAAAAAATTATCAAAAATATGAAGAATCTTAAACTTGAATTGTTCAACTTTAAAAAGAATCTCGCTCTCGATCAAGAAGAGATTTCTGTAATAGTTGAGGGACATATGAACGCTTGCAACGAAGCTTCTGAGAAGGCCATCGTTAAATCATTGAACGAAAGGCTAAAGCCATATACGTATGATAAAAGCGTAAAGGGCCTTTTGGAGGGTTTGAATGACGACATGAAGAAGCATGAGCTTCTGTATGAGCTTAAGAACCTATACAACGTTCTTAACACTAAGAATGGCGGCGAGCTTTATAGGCAGCCTATCAACGTGCTTTTGCAGACTATCAACCTCGAGACAGATCAAGACAGGATGTCTAAAGTTCTTAACGAGCTTGCTGTATACGACTGGGTTCCTGAAATCAAATTGTTCGTACACAACCTTACGAAATCGCCTGAGCAAAGAACAAACCTTCTTAGCGGAGGAAAAGGAGAGTCTATCTTCACTATCGTGGAATCCGTAGAAGATGGCCACATCGCTTTAGTCAGAGATTCTTGGTTTCTTTTAAGCGAAAACGTAGTCGAAAAGACATTGGTCGAGAACCACGTAAAGGACGAAGAGTCTTTGAGGTCTTTGAGAATGCTTGAGACCGCAATGAAATATGCTTCTGTCACAGAAGACAGAGTGAACTTCAGAATATCTGAATATCTTACTATCGGCCTTTCTGTAGCCAAAAAAGGAAAAGTGTATATCAACGACGATGAGATGAACGCAGAGACTACATTGGAAAGCCTTTTCAACTCTCCTATCGTTCCTATCGTTAACAAGAACTTCTACCCAATCTTATTGGAGGTCTCTAAGAACCTTGACAAATTCGTAGAATTGGATGTGGTTAAAAGAGTAAACAACTTGATCAACCCATATTTAGAATGCTTCGCGTTCAACTACAAGAAAGCAACTTTCCTATACAGATGCGACGAGAGATATGGTAACTCATTCTTCAAATACGAATCTGCTTTGGAATTGGTAAACGAGGTAAGAAACGAGCTTAACTATGACTTGACTTACTTCTTCGAAAACAAATTAGGAAAAGAATTGGTCGTTAAGAGAAAATTGGAAGACAAAGAAAGAGAAGTGACCCTTAAATTGGAAGACGTTAATTTCAACATCGAAAAGCTTAAAGGATCTATGAAGATGATCGGAGAATCTGAAGTATTGACAACGGCTCTTAAAAACCTAGAGAAAAGAAAGACTGTTTTAGACGCGGAACTTAGCGGAGTTAAAGAATTGCAATATAAAGAAAGAATGAAGCTATAATTCTATCGATATTTTTAAAAATCCCCTTCATTGGGGATTTTTTTGTTTTTAAACTTTTTCATGAGGCAATCCTATAACATGAAAGCATTAAAAATCCGAATGGATTAAAAAAATAAATGCTTATTGATGTATTTAAACAATAGAGAACTTTATATCGAATTAGTAGTCAGCAAGGCACAGGGAAGACTTACAAGGCCCGCGCAAAAGATGCTAGAGCTTCTGGCAAAGAAAACAATCAAGAAAATGAGATACTGGTCGAACGACGACAAGATGGACTGCTACCAAAGCGGGCTCCTTTATGTATTTCAGAACTGGTACAACTTCAACGAAGAAAAGTCGGTAAACGCCTTCGCTTACTTCACCGAGATCTTCAAGAGAGGAATCGCCAAAGGATATAACGACCTATATAAGAAGAAAGGCGATAACGAACATCAGATAAGGCTTATCTCTATCGAAGGATCAAACGACGGAATGGGACTTCACTCATTGTAGCAAATCGACTAATATGAAAAACCCGCTCAATGAGCGGGTTTTTTGATTATCTTTCTTCGAATACCTCTTCGTCTTGAAGTATTGTCCTTACCATCCTGTCTACGATCAGATAAGGATCGCCGTTCGATGCTGGCCTCCTGTCCTCGATATACCCGATCGCGTGAGGATCGTTTATCGTAGAAGGAATCCTGATGGACTTTGTCCTGTCTCCGATTCCCCATCCAAAGTCTTTGATGGATGACGTCTCGTTGGCCCCTGTCAGCCTAGCCTCGTTGTTTTCTCCGTATACAGCTATGTGTTCGGCATGAGTCTTTTCGAGCTTCTTGCACATTTCTATCGCGATTTCCTTCTTGTTCGCCTTGTCTTCTCTGATTGTCTTAGTAGAGAAGTTGACGTGCATTCCGGATCCGTTCCAGTCGTTTCCTTTGAAAGGCTTAGGGTCTAGCTCTATCCTGTATCCAAACTCTTCGCTCAGCCTGTGCAGTATGTATCTCGATATCCAGAGCTGGTCAGCTCCTTCTTCTGCGGTGACGGTGCCTACTTGATATTCCCATTGTCCGAGCGCCACTTCCGCGTTCGTTCCGGAGATGGAGATTCCAGCCTTGATGCAGAGGTCGGCATGTGCTTCTACGAAATCCCTTCCCGCGACGTTGTTTGCTCCTACTGCGCAGTAGTATTCGCCTTGCGCTCTCGGCTCGCCTTCTGCTGGCCACCCTAATGGCTTATTCGTCTTGTTGTCGAAGATGAAATATTCTTGCTCCCATCCATACATCGTCTCGTCGTCGTATCTTTCCAGAGATTCTATCATATTTGCCCTGGTGTTGGTTGAATGAGGCGTTCCGTCCGTGTTGTATACCTCGCAAAGCACCAAGATGGAATTCGACGCGAATGGATTCATGAAGTAGTTTTTTGGAACCAAAATAAGCTCTGACTTCGAAGTCTCTGCTTGATATGTGGAAGATCCGTCGAAGTTCCATATCGGGGCTTTCCTCTTTCCGTTTCTATATGATTCTAAAATGCTTGTTTCTCCTTCGACGTGCTTGAGATTTACTATCTTCGTCTTTGTTCGGATCTGCTGCGGTTTTGCGCCATCCAGCCAAATATACTCTAATTTTTGCATGATGTGTTTATTTTTTTTTATTATTTATTAAAAAAAGCGTCTTTGTTTCCGACATGGCCCTAAAAAACAGGGGGCCATGTCGAAAAATTTCAATTTTTTATTATAATAAACTTTTCATATATTTGATAATAGAATCTATAACTATTTTAGATGTTATGAACAAGGTTATTTTGCAGATTTGGGAAGAATCGGAGAGAGGCTGGGGAACAAGGCCAGACGGATGTTCCATGCACATAGATTTAAAAGAGAGAGAAAGATACATACAGGCTATCTACGATAGCAGGAAGCCTGATGAATCCATACCGAATGAGTATGATCGGATAGTCGGAGAGGGAATCGAGGCATATATAGAAGACTCGCTTTTCGACATCGTCCTCAAAGACGGATCCATAAGGCTTACTCAATATCAGATGAACAACCTGATGGGTATGGAAGAAATAACGATAAAAGACATATGATTTCAGGATTCTACGCGATGATATTCGCGTTCATATTCACGGAGATATATCATGTTTTCAACAGAAATAGGCTCGATCTGATATTCAAGAAAAAGGAAGTAGAGTCTATAAAGAAGATAGACATACTTTTCTACCTATCCAAGCTTCTGTCTATATTATGGCCGCTGATAGGACTTTTTTCAAGCTTCAGCGGTCTATTCATGATGATAATGGTCATCAACCTTTTGAAGTTCGTATTTTATCACGCGAGTGATTCGACTTACAGATTTTATATAAAGGTTCTTCCATTCATGAACATCGTCGCGTATATCACCATATTGATGCTGAAGTTCAAACGCTGAACCTCTTCAGGTTCTCTTCGGTTATTATTATGAACTCGAAGCCTTTCTTGTTGCACCAGTTTATCATGGTCTCCCATTTCTGCTTGTTCTTGTAGGCCATCTTCAGGTCATATTCGAAGCTCTTCAGCTTCTTCATTCCCTTTTCAGGAACTTCGAGCTTTCCTTCGGTCAGCGCTATGACCATCTTATATTCCTTCATCGGCTTTACCTCGACCACCACTTCTTTCAAGACGCCATCTGTGCCTCTCATTCTGTAGAAGAAGTCTGGATAGTATCTGTGTGCCTTTATCCTAGAGTCTCCGTTCTCGAAGTGCGTCATCTGATAAGGAATCTCGAGGCATTCCGCTCCCCATTGGAATATTTCCGGCTTTAGGTCAAGCCACACCATTATCTTCTTTTCCCAAGAGCTTCTATAATAGACTCCGCCCTGCGAGTTCAGCTTGATCACTTTGTCTTTGTTCGTCGGAATGAAGTTTCCGCCGTGGTATTTAGTGTTGCTTGGCCTTGAGTTTAACATATTATATGCTTTGTTTTGTTTATATATAAAAGAAAAACTTTTCATTATGAGCAGTAGTCCTTTGGAAGATAGAGCGCGGCTTAGCTTGCTTGTGTATGGCAATGGAATCGAAGAAAACTTCAGGAACAATTCCATGTTCTTCGCGGAAAAATACTCCAAGAGCGACGATATGGTCACTGCCAAATCCACTACGGATATACAGGCAGGCGGATTCTATTTCTTCCATTACCTAGACGATTCTGACTGGATGAGATATTCTCCTGTATTCGTAGTAGAGCAGAAGAACTTCGCCAATCAGATCGTCATTTTTGCGGTCAACATGAACTTCATACCTTTGGAGGTGCGCGTGCTGATATTCGACCCTTATATAATAGAAGAGCATTTCGAAAAGGACTCCTTTCTCAAAGTCGACTATGCAGGAATGTACAAAGAGCTTGTCAAGTTCGGATTCGAATATGCGCTAATGGAGTACAACGCCATACAGATAAAGAAGGTTCACAAGATACATATGGAGATGCTACCTAGATTCTTCTTTTCCCAGCATCCTAAGGCGACATACGATCCGAAGAAGCTGATGGACATATGGCAGAAGAAGCTTGAGACAAAATCCGAGCGAAACCGGGAGATGATGAAAGCCATGATAGACGATTTCTATGACATAAACAAGGATATATCCGAAAAGTACAAAGTGATGAAAGGACACATAGACCGGATACAAAAAAGCCTCAAAAAGTATGGTGGTGGATAGGCCAATGGTTGGCCTTTTCTCGGAAGAGGCCTTCGCTATTTTATATATACCTTAAAATTTTAAATAATTTTAATGGCGTCGTATAACTACAATAACAGCAAAGAAGCTCAGGGAATGGGCTTTGTCAATTCCGCGGTAGAGAACAAAGGCCTCTTCAGTCGGATATTGAGGACATTGTCGAACTATGGCATGAACTATGACGACATGGTCGTCAGGAACCAGGTCGGTATCGGCATCAACGAGGATCCATATGCCGCCAAAGGAAATTCAATGTACGACTTCTTCTCTCAGAGAGCGGTCGCTTCTGTATTGAACAGAAAGTCTATTCCTTACCTAGACAAGGCATATGGCGACAAGCGAAGGATACTTAGAGAATACTCTATCAAAGACGAGATAAGAGATATGGTCAGCATGATCGCAGACGAGTGTATCGTCTACAACGACGACAGAGACTTCTGCTCGCCAAGACCGATTTCAAACGACTATTCGCAGGAGGTCAAAGACAAATACCAAGAATACTTCGAGAAGATATACAACAAGTTCGGATTTTCCGACAGCATAACCGCATGGAACATGATGAAAGACTTCTTGATCGACGGATATGCCGCGGTCGAGATAGTCTACGACGACAAGAAGAAGAACATAATAGCTTTCAACAGGCTTAGGCCAGAGACTCTCGTTCCTGCATACGAGCCAAACGTAGGCCATCTTTGGATTCAGTTTCCCGAAGATCCTCAGCTTAGAAGAATATTCTTGGATTCTCAGATAGTGTTCATCTCGTATTCCACACAGAATGACTATTCCGAGACTTCTTATGTAGAAGGACTCATAAAGCCATACAACCAGCTGAAGATTCTCGAACAGACAAGGATAATGTTCAACGTCATAAACGCCACAATCTATCAGAAATTCACTATTCCGATCAAAGGCCTTTCTAGGCAAAGAGCTGAAGAGCAGATAGGTCAGCTGATACACGACTACTCCGAAGAAGTCGAATGGGACGACACTCTGGGAACGCTTACGCTGAACGGCGCGAAGCATTTGCCATACAACAAGCAGATATGGTTTCCGGAAGGCGACGCAGGTACTCCTAACATGGAGCTTGTTTCTCCTACAGGGCATGACTTGAACGAAGAGTCTATGCTTAAGTGGTTCCACCAGGCGCTTAAGAGAGCTTCGAAGATTCCTATACAGAGATTCGAGGCGGAAGGCGGAGGAGGAACATTCGTCGCGGATACTGCCGGATTGACTAACGACGAAGTTAAGTTCCACAACTTCATCAGCAGGCTTAGGGCAAACTTCAAAGAGCTTATCGTGAAGCCGATGAAGCTTCAGATGCTTATCGAGTTTCCAGAGCTTAAGGAAGACGAGATTCTTTTAAACCAGATAGATATCGTCTTCTATTCCAATCAGATATTCGAAGAATGGAAGAAGATAAACAACCTCGCAAAAAGGGCGGAGGCTATAACCACTCTTACTGGAATAATGAACGGCGATAAGCCATATTTCCATATCGAGTGGATTATGGACAACGTGTTCAAGCTTACTCCTGAAGAAAAGGCCGAAAACCAGAAATACTGGGCAAAAGACGCCGCTGGTGCTGGCGCAGCTGGTGCAGGAGCGGAAGGCGCTCCTGCAGAAGGCGGAGAAGCCGGCGGAGAAATGCCAGCACAAGGAGGTGCTCAGGCGGGAGCGCAAGCCGCACCCGAGGCATCGGCACAAGGTGGGGCACAAGCTGCGCCTGAAGCTCCAGCAGAAGGAGGGGCAGAATTCGAATTCTAGGATATATGAAAAAAAGAAAGCCACTCAAAACGAGTGGCTTTTTTATGCGGCTGGCCTTTCGTGTGCATCTACATAGAAGTATCCTACTTTTCCGTCTATGATCCGCGGCTTTATGTCTATTCTTCCTAATTGGCCCAATATTTCCTGGACTATCCTTCCCATAGGAGTCGCTAGCGGTTTGCATTTTATGGTCAGCTTTTCTATCTTGTCTTCCTTCAGTATGAAGGACATGCTTTTTATGCTTACCGCGCTTGACTGAACCGAAACTATCCTGTCGCCTTCTCCAAGAGGGACGGTTATGGAAATCGATTCTATGTCGAACTGAACTCTTTTGCCGGATTCTAGAAGGCCGGAAAGTCGAACCTCTCTTTTGAAAGAGGTCCATTCTCCGTACTTAGACATAAGGTCTTCATAATGGTCCAGCGAATTGTTGCTTTTCCCGATAGGAACCTCATATTCGAACAGCTTCAGGCCTTCATGGTCGTCTTTATATAGTAGCTGGCCCATTTTAGAATCTCAAGAAGTTTATCTGCTTTTTCTCCAAGTCTACTGACTTGACGATTACCTTTATCGGATCCCCTAGCCTTATCTGCTCTCCAAGATCGCTGTATGCCAGGTATTTGTCTGCGTCTGCAGACCATTTTCCGTTCAATGTCTCCAATCTTATCAATCCTTCACATTTGTTTTCTGATATTTCCGCATATATTCCTCGGTCCATCACGCCTGTGACTATTCCTTCGAAGACTTGGCCTATTCTGTCCTGAAGATATTCTGCTTGCTTGTACTTTATAGAGTCTCTCTGCGCTTTTGCAGCGATTAGCTCTCTGCTCGAGCACCATTTTGCCTGTTCTTCTATTTTCGTAGGATTTCCTTGCTTTCCGCTATTGAGCCTGTCAAACAGTATCCTGTGCGTTATCAGGTCAGGATATCTCCTGATCGGAGAAGTGAAGTGCGAATAGTGAGTGAATCCTAACCCATAGTGTCCTATGTTTTTTATCGTATAGACTGCCTTCGACATCGATCTAGTAACCAGAGTCTCGATCATGTTCTCTTCGGGAGTTCCTTTTATCTCCTTCAGGAGCTTGTTCAGGTTTCCTTTCAGCGCATCGCCTTCTTCGTCCAGTTCTAATGTATATCCGAAGTTCGTGCATACGCTTTGAAGCGAGGCGAGCTTTTCTTCGTTAGGCTTGTCGTGCACTCTATATACGTTGTGCCATTGGTCTTTCGCCAAAAGCCTCGCGACGGATTTGTTGGCCAGCAGCATGTATTCCTCGATCAGCTTGTTCGCGTCTTTCTGCTCTTTGAAATAGACGCCTATCGGCTTCTTGTTGTCGTCTGCCAGCTTGAACTTTACTTCAATTCCGCCCATCTCTATGGATCCGTTCTTTATACGGGCCTTTCTTATCTTCTTTGCGAGAGAGTCCAGCATCCTGATTTCTCTGAAGTAGTCTCCGTCGAATCCTTCTATTATCTCTTGAGCTTCTTCATACGCGAATCTCCGGTCTGAGTGTATGACGGTCTTTCCATGCCATTCGTCTTTGATCTTCCCGTCTTTGTCCAGCGTGAATACTACCGAAAACGCAAGCCTGTCTACGTTTGGCTTCAGCGAGCATATGCCGTTGGATAGCCTTTCTGGGAGCATAGGGACGCATCTGTCTACCAGATATACCGAAGTGGCCCTTTTGAATGCTTCTTTGTCTAGCTCGGTTCCGATTTTGACATAATGCGCGACGTCCGCTATATGAACTCCTACCTGCACGTTGTTCGGATCTCTCATATCTATTGATATGGCGTCGTCGAAGTCTTTCGCGTCTACTGGATCGATAGTTATGGTCGTCACTCCCCTCATGTCTTTCCTAGATTTTATCTCTTTTTCTGTGATCATTTCAGGAACCAGCTCCGATTCGTTTATGACTTCTTGCGGGAAGTCTACCGGCAGCCCATATTCGTACATTATGGAATTCATCTCTGCGTTGTTTTCTCCGACGAAGCCGAGTATTTTGACTATCTTGGCTCTTGGGGATTTCCTTCCTATTTCCCAGTCTATCATCTCTACGAGCACTTTCTGCCCGTCTTCTACATCCGACTTTCCCTTTATGAAGAAGTCTACCGACATCTTCGGGCTGTCCGGTATTACGAACACCATGTCGTTTTTGACCTGTGCAGTGCCTACGAATTCCGTCTTGAATCTGGATATGACTTCCAATACTTTTCCTTCCATCTTTTTCTGGCCTTTGAATATCTCTACTCTCGCGGTGTCCATGTGCAGCGAGTTGGCTGTCTTTTTCTTGTGTATGAAGATTTCTTTTCCTTCGACTTTTATGCAGGCGTTTCCTGACGTGGAGAACTCTATTTGAGCTTCGAATGTGTCTCCTTCTTTGATTCTATTCATTTGATTTGTTCTTTTTTGAGATATTGTCGACTCCGTATTTCTCTATCAGAGTTTTCTTCATCTTCGACAATACTTTTTTGTTCTGTATAGGATAGTCCACTCCGAAATTCTTCCTCAGCGTCTCTTTCCTCTTCGCCTCTGAGCATTTCCTGCAGGAGTAGTCTCCCCATTTTTCGTTGTCGTATTTCAGGTAGTTTTTGTAGATGACTTCTTTTTCTATCCCGCATCCGTCGCATTTGCATTTGACTTTGTAGTGCGATCCGTTCGGTAGCAGCTCCACCGGTATGGTTATCATCTCTCCGATCGAAATGTCGTAGCCCAAGTCTTCATAATATTGATAGTTAGACTCGTTTATCTTTATTTCAATCTCTCTGGTAAGTATCATGTTTCGCTTGTTTCTGGATATAAAAAATCCACCTAATCATTTTATGATAAAACATGGTTTAGTTTAGGATCATGTCAAATTATTTTTTCTGTAAATGCCGGCTTTCCCGTTTGTCCATAAAAAGTCCGCCTTTGTAATTTCTATGTTTTTTATGGTTTATATATACTCTAATAATTATACAAAAAAAAAACAAACTATTTCATGAAACCAGTTCTAATTGTAGAAAATTCAACGAACTCTCTTGTAAGAGAAAGTTCAGGCGCTGGTAAGAAGGACTATATTTTGGGTGGTACATTCACTGAATTTGGCGTTAAAAACCGAAACGAGAGAATCTACACTGCTGCAAAATTCCTTCCTGCTTTAGAGGAGATGAATGAAAGGATGAACAATCTAGGTATTGTCTACGGTGAATTCGATCACCCAGACGTCTTCGATACATCTCTTTCAAGAGCTTCTCACGTGATCACGAAAGCGAATTACGTAAAAGAATCAAACTTGGTTGAAGGTGAAATCAGATTATTGAGCACTTATTGGGGAAAAGAGGCAAAGTCGTTGGTTGACGATGGCTGTCCTATTTTCGTTTCATCAAGAGCTGCGGGCATTACCGAATCTGATGGCACTGTATCATTAAAAAAGCTATTCACTTATGACATCGTTGCTGACCCAGGTTTTGCATCGGCGAAAATGAGCGTGAAGGTTCTTAATGAGTCACTTGGTTACAAAAATCCACAATCTAACTTTAGGATATACGATCTATCCAACGAGTCAAAAACCGAAGAGTTATTTAACATGAACAAAAACGAATTTGTTACTAAACAACAACTGACTGACTACTCACAGTATTTGGTTAAAGAGTTGGCGTCGACTAAGAAAGAAGTTAAGAACGCCATCACTAAAGGCAATATGAGCCCTAAGAAGCTTGAGCAATTGCTTGAGTATTATGATGAATTGAACAATACAAACTCACAAGTGGTTAAGTATTTAGACTATTTAGCTGAGAAAGTTCAAATCATGGTAAACGAAAACAAGTCTTTGAAAGAAACTACAGAAAAATTAATCAAGCATAACGACTATTTGGCCGAGAATCTTGAAAAAGCTGTAAACTATTCTGAATACTTAGCAGAAAACTTAGACAAGAACATCGCTTACTCTGAGTACGTTGCTGAAAACCTAGACAAGAACATCGCTTACTCTGAGTACGTTGCCGAAAATCTTGACAAAAACATTTCTTACACAGAATATGTTGCTGAAAACTTAGACAAGAACATCGCTTACTCTGAATACTTGGCAGAAAACTTAGACAAGAACATCGCCTATTCTGAATATATCGCTGAAAACCTAGACAAGTCTATCGCTTATGGTGAGTATATCGCTGAGCACGTTGATAACTCTATTGCTTACTCTGAATACTTAGCTGAGCACGTTGAAGGCAACATCGCTTACTCTGAATACATCGCTGAACATTTAGATGACAACATCGCTTACTCTGAATATATCGCTGAAAACCTAGACAAATCTATCAACTATCAAGGCTTGATCGTTGAGAAATTGAATGGTGGCAGATTAAACGAATCAGAAGGAGCATTCCCATCATTGAACGCTGCAGGTTTCGAGAATCTTGAAGAAGAGGAAGAAGAGGAAGCTCACGGACATGAAGAAGAAGAAGAAAATGGAATCGCTGAAATAGCGCCTGACCATGCACACGCACACGAAGATAATGAAGATGAAGAAGAAGAAGAAGAATGTGGACCAAATAGCCATGAGGTAAACGGACACTCTGATTCTGAATTGTCTGAATCTATTGATAAATTGATCGAAGAAGCTAAAAAACGTAAAGTTTCTGAGACGTCTGATTTGAATTTCTTGAAATTCTTATCTAAATCCCAAGTTGATAGCTACTATGCTTTGACTAACGAAGAACAAGAGACAGTAAAACTGCACATAAACGAAAGCAGCTACTTCACTCAAAAAGAAGTATTGTCTTTGATCTCTGAAGCGCTATCTACTAAAAACGAAACTCTTGAAGAAAGAGTAATCAGAATGATGCCTGAAAACACTAAGGCTATCTGGAATCAGTTGAATGAATCCGCTAAGAAATCTATCCTTTCACAAGCTAGATTATACCCAGCTGAAGTTCTTCAAACTGAAGGTCAAATCGAGCATTTCTGGGCGACTAGAAACCTCAAAAAAAATGAATCAGTATCTAAAAAGCTTGTTTCTCACGAAGCACTTATCCAAGAAGATAGGCTGTCTGACAGTGACGTAACTGCAATTATGGAGAGATTCAGAAACATCTAATCTATAAAAAATCCACACCTGTAAAAATAAGGTTTTTGGGCGATATATATAGATTATTGAAAAAAAAACAAAAAAACAAAAAAATTATGTCACACATTAGAATAGACAAAGCGAAAGCTACTAAGAAATGGGCTCCAGTTCTTGAGAACATGGGAGTTACGGGTGATAGAGTAGAATGGATGGCGGAATACGCTGAGTTCCACTCAATCAACGAAAACGCATACGTTAACGCATCTAACGTTGCAGGTATGGGCGGCGTATTAGCAGCACAACCAGCTGCTTATGCAGGACAAACTGGAAATTGGGCTGGCGCTAACACGGCTGGTGCATTAACTGGTTCAGGAGATGTAGGTCAAAACTTATTGCCAGTAGCAATGAAAATCGCTGCTCAAACAATCGGTTTAGACTTAGTTGCTGTTAAGCCGACTCCAGGTCCGAAAATCGACTTACTTTACATCGATTTCCAATACGATGACACTAGATTAGGTGCATCTGACGAAAGACCACAAGTTTTCAAATTGAACGCTACTAACATCGCTGATATCAAAGCTGCAATGTTGACTGGAAACGGTTCTACTATCAGCCAAAACACAGGCGGTTTAAACAACGGAAGATTCTTCTTCACTGTTAACGCGAGCGGTACTCAATCAGGTGGATTGACAGGTACAGTTTCTACTGTAGCGCCTGCTAGCACATACGAAGGTGTTGTTGAATTCTTAGGATTCTCTAGGATCGACGGACTTCCAATGTTCAGAGCTTTCAGACAAGCAAACACTGCACACACAGGAGTTGACACGTTCGCTACTGCATGGTCATTCGATCAAACAAGAAACACATTTACTCCTGTAGCATCTATGGTTTCTCAAATCACCGCTATCGCTGGTGTTGCTGTTACTAACGATTCTGTTAAAGCAATCGAATTAGTTTCTGCATTAGAAGACCATATCCCAGGATTCTCTACAAACTTTGGTGGCGTTCCTTCTGGATCTGCACAAGGTTCTTACCCAATGTCAAGAAAAGAAGACGATGATTCTTACGCAGGAGTTATCGGGCCAAAAATCTCTTCTAAAACTATCGCGGTTGGTACTATCGAAGTATCTTCAGCTTTAAGAAGAACTGAGATCGAAGACATCAAAGCTAACACAGGTATGGATATCGTTCAAAAAATGGAATCTATCCTTGTTAACGAATTGTCTCAAACAATCTCTAAACAAATCGTTGCTAAAATCTTCGAAATGGGTAAACTTAACAGAGCTAACGCACCGTTGGCAAATGGTTTTGCTTCAGTTTCTGATACAGTAGCATCTACTATCTTCGACTTGAACACTGCTTATGCTAAGGCATCTGGTGGTATCGGTGGTGAGACTACACACGCTGTACAAAGAAAATTGATCACGAAAATTGCTCATGCTTCTAACTACATCGCGACTGAAGGTCGTGTTGGTCCTGCTCAATACCTTGTAACAAACGGAGGTTTAGCTGCGGCTCTACAAGATATCGCTGGATACACTATCAACCCAGTTAAATCTAAATTAAACGGACAAGGTCAATTATACCCTGTAGGTTCAATCGGCGACATCGCTATCTATGTTGACCCATACATGAAGTATAACGACAACAGAATCGTTTTAGGAAGGAAAAACAATCCTGACCAACCAGGTATCATCTTCGTACCTTACTTAATGGCACAATCTATCTCAGTTATCTCTGAAGCGACTTTCGCTCCAAGGATGTTGCTAAGATCTAGATATGCAGTTGCAGAAGTGGGCTGGTTCCCTCAAAAACAATTTATGACTTTAGTTGTAACTGACGCTGATCAGTTCTTGAACTAAGATCTAGATATAGAAAGAAAGCCACTCTTAATGAGTGGCTTTCTTGTTTTTTGGCATTTTCAATTTAATATATAGACATATGAGAAATCTGAAAAAATTCAAAAGCTTTCTATATGAAGGCAAAAAGGATAAGTTTCCGGATATTAAAACGTCCGAGATAGATGGATTTGTTGTTTTTATGGGCAGAGACGCCAAGTCAAACGACCATCTAACCTTCAATGTCGCCAACGACGAAGATATATGGATGCACGCAAAAGGCGTTCCTGGAAGCCATGTGGTCATCAGAGTAAGAGAGAATCTTCCTACGGAAGAAGTAATCAAGAAGGCAGCCGAGCTGGCTAAGAAGAACAGCCGTGCCAAAGACAGCGAATCCGCCACAGTCGTCTATTGCCAGAGGAAGTTCGTCAAGAAGGATCCCGGCATGAACGACGGACAGGTCAAGGTCGACTATGTCAATGCACACGATATTAATATATAAACAAAATAAAGAAAGATATGGCAGAACAAAAATTACCCAGAGTGGAGTTTTCCAAAGAGCTTATAGATATTCTGAAAAATCTCGAAAAGCAAGGAAGCTATGTCGCTTTCGAGCTTCTTTGGATGGCAGAGCCAGACGCGGAATACTTTAACGGACTGAAGATAAAAAAAGCAGATGTCTCCAAAGCCAATTGGAACTTCAGCGTGACCATGGAAGATGGCAAGAAGCATGACATGAAGATCGGAAAGTTCATAAGATACTATTTCCAGAACTCCATAAACGAACACGAGATCGAGAAGTTCTCCAAGAGCTACAACAGCCTAAAAAGCGGAAAGCCACACGAAGACGGAAAGCCTATCAAGGCGGAGAAGTTCGAATATAGCCCTAAGAATCCGAAGAAGACATTCCTTTCGCTCGTCACCAAGACCTACCCTCATGGAAACGAAGACGAAGTTCTTCAGTTCCTGCCTACTCTGCAGAAGGATATCGTAGGAAACTACTATACCATAGTCGGAGGACACACAGAAACGATGTTCACATGCCATCTGGATACGGCAGACAGGACTCAGATGACTACTAGCCTATTGAGCAAGAAAGAAGGAGATGACGAGATCATCGTCACGGACGGAAGCTCGGTGCTTGGCGCCGACGATAAGGCAGGAACGACGGTCATGCTCTACATGATGGCGCATAATGTTCCAGGCCTATACTATTTCTTCATAGGAGAAGAAAGAGGCGGAATCGGCTCGCATGCGCTGGCTGACGTATACGACAGCGTAGACTATCTGAAAGGAGTTAAGAGATGCGTTTCATTCGACAGGAGAAACTACCATTCCATAATAACTTCTCAGATGGGAACAGACTGCTGCTCTCCTGAGTTCGCGGACGCGCTTTGCACGGCCTACAACGCAAACGGCATGGACATGAAGCCTGACAATACCGGAATCTACACAGATTCTGCTTCTTTCATAGACGACATTCCTGAATGCACAAACGTGTCCGTAGGATATTTCAACGAACATACCGGAAAGGAAAGGCAGAACATCACCTTCTTGGCCAAGCTTTGCGAGGCATCCGTCAAGATAGACTGGAGGTCTCTCCCTACGAAGAGATCTTTGGAAGAGCAGATTTCCTACAAAAAGAAGTCTCTGGAGGCCAAATCCAAATACAAAGACCTGCTTGAAGACGTCAAGTCCGCCATAGTTTCCTTAGACAGACTGATCTCGGTAGACGGAGGCAAGACCTATATGTGCCTTGACCTTGAAGGATCGGACATAGAGACGATACACGACTCGCTCGTATCGCTTTCGATGATACTCAAAAAGCATGGAATAGAACAAGAGGCAGTCTTCGACGAGACATATCTAAAAATAGAACTTGAATGAGATGAAACTAAAGAAATACGACAGCTATCTTAAAGAAGACAAATACGAAGACGAATACTTCGACGAGTATGGAGAGTATGACGGAGACGGCTACGAAGAAGAATACGAAGAGGAAGAAGAATCGGGAGACGAAGACATGGAGCACCTGCTATATCTTCTCAGGACCTATCTTAAAGACGCCGGCAACAAGAACGTTAGCGTAAGAGACGCCGGATCTAGCATAAAGATAGAGATAGTCCTGAACAAGCGCGAAAGGCTCAGCGACCTCATAAAGACGTTCGCCACGCTGAAGAGGCTGTCAAACGACATAATGGCCGACTACGATTCTGAATTCGACATCTGGGAGACGAAGAAAGGCGATCCTTTGCTGATCATCGACTACTATTCTCCTGAAGAATTCGACGACGAAGACGGCGGGCCTTTCTAAATAAAAAGCAAACTTTTTTGTTATTTAGAATATTATATATATCTTTGTTAAAGAAATAACGAAAGCAACTTGGGGGTGTCATAGAATCGCCTAGCAGAGTAGCGGTAGTTATGCAGGTATCGGGTTGTCTAATGTCCGATTCATAAATTAAGAGGCAACGTCGTAAATGGCAAAACAAATGAATTAGGAACCAGTGAAGATTTAGTAGCTGCCCTAAAAGCAATCGGAGCTAAAACTCCGGAATTGGTTTAATAAGAGAACCAATCGAAAAAAATTCTCCGACTGTATCGCGCAGGACAAATGCGAAAACCTTTTTGCACGTTTAAGGATAAAAAACCAGATATTTTGTAAGTTTAGAAAAACTTTCTAAGCCTGTGAAAGAATGATTATTGTTAGCTGAGTAGTACATGCCGGGCAGTGCGGCATCATCTCCACAAAAAGAAACCCACAATATTTATTGTGGGTTTTCTATTTTATTCTTTTTAATATCTCTATTGATCCTGCTACAGAGTGGTTGTAAATTACTATAATGTGATAGATTATAGATTTCATTTTCGGTTGTAGCAGATGATAATGGAATTTTATGATCTAAGTCCCAACCATAGTTTAACTCACCATTATACTTACCATAGTTTTCCCACGTCATCCAATCTTCAAATTTTGATTCTAAATAAGTTTTAAGTTCTTCAAATGAACATCCTAACTTATCCAAATAATATTCTTTATTAGTTGATTTATTACATACACCTCTTTTTAAAAATCTATTTAGTCTTCTGGAAAATGAAACTTTTAACTTATACAATGGATCTTCCATTCTTTTTAGGTGATTTTCTCTTCTTTTGATTTTCTGTTTTAATTTAAACTCTGGATCTTCTATATTATTCTCCCAGAATTTTCTATTTATTTTATTTTTTATTATTTTTCTTCTTTTCTTTTCTTCATCACTTAAATTATTAAGTCTAATCTTAGCAAGATCATTTAGACAGGGTTTACAT